CCACGCTTCGACACGTCGAAGCGCTTTATCTCCATAAGGTTACAAACAGGTGTAGTTATATTTGGAAGCCATGTTGGCCTGGTTCACCGACTGCACAGTCGGGAGCCTTCCCACGTGGCTGCCTATCCCACATCTCGGCCTCGATGTCCAGATGAAGCACAAGCAGGTGGTTCCTGCCAACCGCTTCACCGTTCTAGAGTGCTTTGAGTGCACTGAAGAGCAAGCTGATGATTGTAGCGTCATCAGCCCAAAGACGCAAGCTACAGTCAAGAGACGCCGCAAGGAGCGTGCCCTGGATACCAGTGAGGGCATTGACTTCCTCCTAGACCGGCTTATTCTTGACAACCTTTTGGCGCAGCATTACACCCCTGCTGTCCCGAAAATTTCACCCTCCCGCCCGCGTACTGTGGGTTTCAAGGTCAAAGCAGTTGTACCCTCAACTGCTCTGGACGCGAGATCTGCCGTCGCTGACTCTCCCCGTTGCTGCCCCGGGCCAAAACTGCTCGATGGTGATGTCGTCCCCTGCGCATGCCCCTACCCGCTTGGTAAGTGCATGACTGCCTTCCTGCCCCACGAACTGCGTGCTAGCAGGCCAGCCTTTCCCGACGGCCTGGATGAGACTTCGTTCATCCTTAAGCACTATGGTTATCCCGGCAACGCTTGTCCCTCGCTGCCCCTTTGTCGAAGGCTCCTGGACTATGTTAACACCCATGCAGTCTTTGCGTACACTGGTGAAGCGCCTCTTGACTGCACCACTGCCAACCAACCAAGTGACCCCGTCGCGCGCCAACTGCCGGATTTGTTTGACATCGCACTTGACCCCGTGCTGTTTGCAACTAGCAAACAATTGTTGTCAAAACTTGCCAAATGGTATTGGGAGCACGCAGTCCATCACCCGGGTATACACGTCCCCGTCGCCAGACCCACGCCGCCGCCTTTTAGCGAAATTTTGCCCCCTGGCTTGCCGAATGTTGACCCCGTTGTTGGCGTTCCCGACAATTTCACCCACATCTACACACCTCTGGAGATGTTAGCCAGGCAACTGAAAGCCCTTGCACTAAAGGAGTTGGATCACATACGTGCAGCTTACGAGGCCATACTTGTCAAGCTACACAATGTGGGGCTGTTCCCTGACGCCGCTGCGAAATTCCTGATTCTCAATTTTAAGCACTTCTGCGAGCTTTTTGCGGAAAAGAACCAGGAATGGGCAAGGTATGCGTTTAACCACTTCGGCTTGGCACATTTGATCGGAGTCGGTCAGGAGGTCGTTCCTTTTCTTCGAACGTTTGTGCATGACATGGTCAATATGTCTTACAACGTCCTAGATTACGGCTTTCTCGGTCTCAAAATCCTCTTCTTTCTAACCCAGGATTTCACCGAGTATCACGGACCCGATCATGTGTACC